TGTAATACCTGGTCAGCTAACCGAAGAAGATTTGGACACAGCGTTTACGCAAACTCAGTTCCTCTCTCAAGAAGCTTTAGACAATTCCGTTTTAGGTATATTTGAAGATCCAGCAATAGGTACATTTTCTGCGGTAAATAAGAAAATTTCAAATGTAGCCGACCCAACTGACGCACAAGATGCTGTTACCAAATCATGGGCGGAGTCTGGGATGACCTCTCAGCTTGCTCTTGCAGACGCTGCACAGGCTGCTGCACTGGTATCACAAAACGCTGCACTGGTATCACAAAACGCCTCAGAAGCATCTAAGGTAATCTCTACAGCACAAGCTGTTATATCGACTACTAAAGCTGCTGAGTCATTAGCAAGTGAAGTAATATCCACAGCAAAGTCTGTAATCTCTACAGATAAAGCAGCTATTGCTACCACTAAAGCAGCCGAAGCTTTGGCTTCACAGAATGCTTCAAGCACCAGTGAGACTAATGCAGCCGCAAGCCTAGATGCATTTAATGATAGGTTCTTAGGCTCTTTTGCCACAGCACCCACTGTTGATAATGATAACGATGCTCTAGCAACGGGTGCTGTTTACTGGAACAGTACATCATCACGCATGTACGCTTGGACAGGTTCAGTATGGGAAACATTAAAGCCCACTAACACTGAGCAAGCCCACATATCTACTGTGGCTGGAATCAGTTCTGCTATCACTACTGTTTCAAACGATGGAACAGACATAGGTGTTGTAGCAGGTAAATCTACTGAGATTGCTAGATTAGGCACAGCCTCTGCTGTTGCTGACATGGTGATTTTAGGAACTACTGATGTTGTATCTGACATGAATACGTTGGCTGCTATCCAAGCTAATGTAACTACTGTCGCTGATATTTCTAGTAACGTAACTACTGTTGCTGGTATATCGTCTAACGTAACCTCAGTTGCAAACAACCAAGCTAACATCAACACCTTAGTTGGTGACATGGCGAGCGTTAACAACTTTGCTAATAAATACCGAGTACAGTCCACAGCACCTACCGCATCGCTAGACTCTGGTGACCTATGGTGGAACACAGTAGCTAATGAACTAAGAGCATATGACACTACTTCAAATGTATGGGCAGCAACCGCACCAACAGCAGCTAACCAAACAGCAATTGATATTGTAGCTGGTGACATTGTTTACTCTGAAGATTTAGGTTTCATAGTGGAAGCAGTTACTACTGGTTCTGGTAACTCAATAACTACTGTCGGAGATTCCATTGCTTCTGTAAACGCAGTTAATGGTTCCCTTGCTTCTGTAAACACAGTGGCGAATAACATTGCTTCTGTAAACGCAGCAGCTAGTAACGCCAGTAATATTAATAGTGCTGTGTCTAATGGAGCAAACATAACCAGTGTTGCTGGAAATGAAAGTAACATAAATGCTGCTGTTGGAAACTCAAGCAACATTAACAGTGCTGTATCTAACGCTTCTAACATTAACAGTGCTGTAGCTAACGCTTCTAACATTAACAGTGCTGTAGCTAACTCAGCAAACATTAATAGTGCTGTAGGCAATGCTTCTAACATTAATTTAACCGCAGGGTCTATCACTAGCATAGATACAGTTGCTGGCTCTATAGCTGATGTTAATAGGTACGCTTCAGAATACACAATTTCTGCTGGTAACCCATCTAGTCCTAGTGCTGGTGACTTGTGGTTTGACACTACTAATAGCGTTTTAAACTTCTATACAGGCTCTGCTTGGACAGTAATAGTTTATGGAATCGCTTCTTTAGTTGCTGACACAACGCCACAGTTAGGTGGTGCATTAGACGCTCAGAACAACAACATGACAAACGTAGGAACCATATCGGGTTCTAACCTACAGTTAGACTTTGGAGGTCTATAAACATGAGTAAATTATTACAACTTCGTGGTGGCACAACTGCTGAACATGCTTCGTTCACAGGTGCAGTCCGTGAGGTCACAGTAGACACAACCAAAGACACCCTCGTTGTCCATGATGGTACAACTGCTGGTGGTCACGCACTTTCCACTGCGGCTGATGTATCGGCTGCTCTTGCCACATTAGTAGATTCAGCCCCTGCAACATTGAACACGTTGAATGAGCTAGCTGCTGCACTTGGTGATGATGCTAACTATGCGGCTACCACTACTGCTGCCATTGGCTTAAAAGCACCCATTGCTTCCCCCACATTTACGGGCGACATTGGGATGCCTGATGGCTCTATTGATGATGGTTTTATAAACACGATGTCAGCCAGCAAACTGACAGGGGATTTACCTGCTATTAGCGGTGCTAACCTTACAGGCGTTCAGCCTTTCCCATCAGGCACTGTCATGGTGTTTCATCAAACAGCCGCACCTACTGGCTGGACTAAAAGCACTACACACAATGACAAAGCATTAAGAGTTGTTAGTGGTGATGGTGGCGGTAATGGTGGTACACATGATTTAACCAGCCCACCAAGCCTTGCTCACACTCATACAGGTGCTGCTCACACTCACAGTATTGGCGCACACAGTCATGGTAACAACCTGTCTGCTGCTGCACATACACTGTCTGTAGCCCAGATGCCTAGTCACAACCACACAATTACTCGAAGAGTAATACAGGGTGCAAGGTGGGATTATGCTGAAGCATTCTCTTACCAAGGTGGTGGATACACCATACCTTCTAACTACACGGGTGGAAGCGGCTCTCACAGTCACGGAATGTCAGGTGGAGTAAGTAACTCAAGTGCTTATAACTCTGGTTCTGCTGGTGCTGACACTACAAGTTCAACAACGCCTACATCATTTGCTCCAAAGTACATTGATGTAATTATCTGCGCTAAAGACTAGGAATAATATGGGAATGAAAGTTGAACACACCTGTCCTTTGGGGTCTGAATGTGAAACAGCAGAAAACAATGTAATCAAGAGATGCTCTTGGTACACCAAGCTAGCTGGCACTGACCCTAATACAGGTAAAGAAATAGAAGATTGGGGCTGTGCAATGGCATGGCTACCAACTTTGCTGATAGAAAACGCAGCACAATCAAGAAGCACTTCATCAGCCGTAGAATCTTTTCGCAATGAAATGGTTAAATCAAATGACCTGTCTAGGGAAATGCTAATCGCAACAGACAGGCAGTTAATAGGTAATTAATAATGGCAACAGTACAGGTAGTAACAGAAGATAAACTGATTTCAGTTGATGGGGATGTGCGAGAAGGTGAATACACTTTTCCAGCTAACCTATGGGCTATTCAATGGGATGGTTCAACAGGTCACGCAGAATGGACTGACGGGCCTAACACAGTAATAGAGGCTTCGGATGTAGCTGGCTATATTACAGCTTGGGAAGAAAATGTCCCCGAAGCAGAGGAAGAAGAAGTAGAACCCACGGCTGAACAAGTTGCTAATAGCGAGAACAGGTCTTATCTAAGGTCTACAGATTGGTATGCTATGCGTAAGGCAGACACAGGTGAAGCTATCCCAAGTGATATATCAGCACTCCGCGCAGCAGCTAGAGAAGCTATAACAGGAGAATAACTTATGCCCCAAGGCAAAGGTACTTACGGCTCTACGAAAGGTCGTCCCCCAGCAAAACCTACCAAGAAACCAAAGAAAAAGTAGGTGTGGTCTAGTCCTGTTGGACTGCCCCTCGTTCACCAAAGCACTTCCTTGCTGCCAGAGGGGAAGGCTTTACTTGTCGAACCTGTGGTGGCAGAGAAGCCCATCGAATATCTAGTAGTACAACCCTCAACCAAACCTTACGAAACCCAAGAATATAGCAGGAGGTATTGGCGATGCTAATGGAAATTGCAGCGGCAAATGCTATCTGGAAGACGCTCTCGACTGCTTTGAAGAATGGACAGCAGCTATACCAATTAGGTACTCAACTGAATGACTATCTGTCTGCTACACAAAAAGTAAAAGATAAAGCTGGCGATGCAAATAGCAGAGGCACAGCCTTAGAATGCTTCCAATATGCCGAGCAGCAACGAATCCAGCGTGAGCAGCTTGAGTTTCACCTAAAAAAATCCAGACTTAATGGGTGGAGCGACTTCGTAAAATTTGAGGCTGAGTGGCACAGGCAACGGAGAGTAGAAGCGCAAGAAAAAATCAATGAGCGTATCAGAAGAAACGCAAAGTTACAGAAAGACCTAGAACTAGCTACTAACGTAGGAATCTGCATGATTCTAGCTATGGGTCTTTTATTCGGAATAGCTGTATATATAAAAGGGTAACATCATGTCTAACATGTCGGACTATGACGCAGGGCGCTTCGTTACTCTAGTAGAGAACTTAGGCGCACAGGTCGAGTCACTAAATAATACAACCGCCATCCTATCCAAACGGATAAATGACCTAGAGAAACAACTCGTCAAAGGCAAGGGCTTCCTTGCTGGAGCTATGCTTCTGTCTATAGGTCTAGGTGGTGTTGGTACTTCAGTTCTATCCAAATGGATGGGTACATAAGTAAAGTTCACATTTAGAATG